CCGCGACCACATCCGCAGCGTATCGGCGATTGGCTCGTGGGTCGCGGCGCCGCCCGCCTGCTGCGCGAGGATGGCACGGCCCGACAACTCGCGCGGATCAGTGCCGCTCATCGCCGCGTTCGGCCCGGACGCCTGCATTTCCGCCGTCGCGTGTTCCAGCAATTTGAACTGGCCCTGAGCGAGTTCCCCGCCTTCCTGTATCTCGAACTTCATGCCGGGATTGACGGAGATGAACCCGTCCGGCTTCGCCACTTCCCGCCGCGCCTTGTCGATATCGGCGACCGCGCCATCTTCCGCGATAACCTGCCGCACGCTCAGAAGGTGCAGCGCCTTGCTGCGTCGTTTATTGATTTCGTCCTGCACGGAAATCAGGTTGCGGACCATGCCGTAACGATTATTCTCACGATCGACGTGCGCGGACGCCATGATGAGGCCAGCCGTCGATCGGGCCTTACCGTCCAGGAAGGGCGACTTCATTGGTTCAGCGAGGAAACCGACGCGGGTCAAGGTAGAGACCCACCATTCATTCTTCTCTTGCCAGTGCATCTGCACGATGCGGACGCGCTCGCGCTTACTGTCGCACCAGACGATATCGTGCGGCCGGTCGGAATAAGAGCCGGTCTGTGTCGCGAACGTATCGGATATCAGGTCTTCCGCGTCGGGCCACATCTCGTATGCCTGATCGCGGTCCAGCCAGATGACGATGCCTTTGTAGCGCGCGTCGCTAAAGTCCAGTCGTCTGCTATGAGGGTCCCAAAACAGGCGATCGAACGGCACCTGTGTGATCGTGATATTGGCGCCACCCCGACCGTCGTCCTCCAACGCCAGATCGGCGCCGCCGGCGCCCTCGACCATCAGGCTTTCGTAAACGTCAGAGCGGATCAGGGGAAAGTTGTTATCGTCGGAAATGTATCGGAGCCCCTGCGTCGCGGCGTTGGCCTTGTCCTCGTCGGTTGGATTGCGCGCGAACGCCTTAGGATCGGTGCGCGACTTGCGCTCAAGGCCGCACATCAGCTCGACTTTATCGGCGATCTTGTTGATGGTTATCTCCGGCTGGCCGCGCGCCTTCAGTGCTTCTTTTTCCGTCGTGCTCCACTGGTAGCCGTCTTTGTAGTCACGATCGCGTTGCGACATGCGACGACCATCGGCGGTCGCGGTCTCGCTGTCCTCGAACCAGCGCACCTGGCGCGCGTGCAAATCGTCCAGATCGCGCGGGTAACGCTCGTCCGCGATGCCGGGACCGCCTTTCGGGCGCGACGCCTCGGCGGCCTCGGGGTCCATCGGCGGGTCGGGGTAGAGGGACTGGCTCATGGCGGTGATGCCTCTGCTTCCCGCTGTGCACACTGCCGCTGTATCTCGGCGATGAGCGGCGCGACCACCCTGAACGGCGCGTCGGCCAGCACGCGCATGATCTGCTCCCAGGACTGGGCCTCGAGCACGACGGGGATTTTATCGGTGGGGTTCATGCGCTGACCGCGCCGAGTTGCGCGGACACCCAGACGTTATTCGCCACGGTGATATACTGGCACCGCTTGCCCGCGCCCAATGTCACGCCGGTCGCGTTCGCCACGCCATCGACCGTGGCGCCACCAGCCGCGTTGCCGTAAACTTTGACGGCATTCGCGCCGTCATTGAACAGCGTGTAAATAACACCAGAGTTGCCAATCGGTAGCACCACACCAGTTCCCGCCGCCGCGTTCGTGATGCGCGCGATTTGTCCGGTGAGAGCCAGCGCGTTCGCCTGTGTCGTACCGGTCGCGGTCAGGCCGGTATTCGCCCCGACCCACACTGAATTGCCGATTTTAAGATGCCCGGCCATCGCGGCCAATGAGTCAACACCGATGTTCGTGGCCTGACATGTGAAGATATTTTCGATATTGAAATAGTTACTCGTGCCTGGGGCGGGAGTGTCCACCACGCCGCCGCCGCTGCCTATCAACAAGACATTGGTGCCGTTCTTGAAGGTGTTTGACGCGGTATTAAAGCCAATGATCGTCGAATTGGTCACGGTATCCGCGACGATCCCCGTTCTGGCACCTAGCATTGTAACGCCAGTGGCGGTCGTGAGGCTGGCCCCGCACGCCGCTCCGATCAGCGTTGTCGCGGAGGCGGTCTGCACATTCGCCCCTGTCTGTTGGCCAACCGCGACCGTGTCTGAAACGTCCGTCATGGCGGCGCCGAGAAGCGCTTGCATTCCGACCGCTACCGTTGCCGATGGTTTTGATCCGGTCTTAACCGCGACGGCGATGGTTGCGCCACCACTCGGCGTCATCGTCCACGTAATGGCCCAGCCGAGTGTCGTGTTGCCGGGATACACCAACCACACAACGGGATTGCCATTCGGCTGGGTCGCGACGAACGCCTGCATCAGATTGCCCGGGCCGGAAATGTTCGCGTTATTGATCGCCGTCTGGATACGGTTCGCTACCGTCGCCAGCGTGTCACCACCGATAATCGTGACGACTGTTGAGAACGGTATGTTAACCAGGCCAGGGACCGCGCTCGTGGCGTTGATGGTGATCGTGTCCCCCGCCGTGATCGTGCCGCTCAACAAAAACGCCGACGAATTGCCACGCAACGTCTGAACGCCAATGCCGACTGAATTGATCGGATTGCCGCTCCCAACCGCACCCCCGCCTACCGCCGTGACGTTGCCGCCCGTGATAGCGTCACGGATCGCGTCGTTGCCAATCGCCGTGTTGCCGTTGTGATCGTCATGCCCGTTGGCGTGCATTCCCACGGCGGTTACGCCACTCGCCGTCTTAACGAACTGAGCGGCCCAGGCGCCAACCGCCACGTCTTCAGCGTTCAACGCGGTAAGTGATTGCAGCGCACCGGGACCGATGCCCACGCTCCCGAATAGCGTGTCGGTGCTGAGTGGATAATTCGCTCCCGCGTCAACGCCAAGAAACAGAGAACCAAGACGTAGGGAAAGCTGGGTCGTGACCTGACCCGTCCGCAGGATCGTGTCGCCTTTGGTTTGCAGGCCGGAATAAGAGTCAATGTTCAACGGTCCCGGCGAGATCGTGCCGCCGGCCAATGGCAAGAACGCGCCGCCACCCGAACCGGCGTTCGCTATCGCGGCGTTCAGATCATCGGCGAGCAGCGCGTCGCCTTGCGCCCACGGGAATCCGGTCATATCGTCACCGTCCGCATTTCTGTGTTGGAGACATGATGGACACACCCAGCGGTCGCGTGACGGTGGCGGATGTCGTTGGAATGTAGGATGTCGCGAACGCGCCTGGCTCGACCTGAGCGCCCCATGCGTAAATCGTTCCGCCAGCCGTGCTGGTCTGTCCCCCATCACGCAAGTCCGTTCCTATCTCAAGATACCATAGAGCGGCTGTGAGGTTTGGCGTGGTCGCCGTAACCCGTTGCCATTGCGTTGTCAGCGTGGCGCGCACTCTGTGCCAGGTTGAAGCACCATCCTGCACCGCGAGATAGAGTTGTTCGCCGCCGGTATTGCCTTTCAAATACAGACTGATCGTATATGGCGCGGCGGTCGGGGTGAATGACTGATAAATAACACTACCGGTAGCAGCCACCGATACCGCCGGATAAACGATGCGCGCGGCGGTCGTCGTTCCGTCAGGAGATGTAGCGTTATTGCCGGTCACGACAGGCGCGGCGACGGTAAAATTCAATAACGCCCACGGGGCGGCGGCGAGATTGCCGCTCTGAAGCAGCAGGTTCGTGCTCGCGGCCTCCGGCGCGTCCGTCACGCACTGCCCATACGCCGCCGCGGGAAACGCGGCGCCGGCCAACAGCAATGAGCGCCTGCCGATCACCACTCGCGCGCCGCGAACGCCTGCGCCGTGGTCGCGCCGATGATCGAATACGCCTGGCCGGACGCCGGGCTCATGCAGAGAAACTGCTGACCGGCCGGGATCAGGATCGACGGCGGCCCGGCGACCGCCGTGGCCGTCTCGGACACCCAGAGGCTGCCAGCGGATTGATTCTGAATCATGCAGCCATGTCGGCCGTTCCACGCCGGTAGGACGACCTGGGCGGTGCCGCCGGCGGTGATCGTGCCGCTGCGGTCGGCGTAGGTGAGGGCCTGCGCGTGCGCTACCGAGGGCAACAGCAGGCCGGCGAGGATTAGCAGGCGGATCATGTTTTGTCTCCCTCGATCACTTCGCGGATCGACCCCTTGCGCGCGGCCTCCATGGCGTCGGCGAGCAACGATCGTAGCCAGTCGCGATCAACTTTGTAGCCAAGGTCTTCGGCCGCGATCATCGCCGCGTCGGCCCATCTGTCGGGATCGGTGCCGACCGTGCGCTGGAACGCCGCGCCGCTCAGTGATCGGTAGTCTGTCATTACGTCACCCTCCAGTCGCGCAGTTCTTCCGCGTCACGGTTGAACGCCGCGTCCCAACTGTCGCGGGGCTTCTGCCGTTCCGCATCGCGAACGTATGGGCGTGACATACAGGCGTAACGAATCTCGTCAGCACAGTGATCTTCGCTGTCGCTGTCTACATCTTCCGCGCGGTTCGCATCGTGTTGCAACGTTGGCAACGTGCGGATGGCATGGATCGCGGTCGAAAAGAACGTGATCATCGGCTTGCCGTCCGCATCGCCAACCAATCGCGAGCGCAACTGATCCCAACCACCCATCGCGCCACGTTGCGGCACACGCTTGTTATCAGCGGGACGGAACACCACGCGAGCCGCCTGCGTCATGCGCGCCGCGATCGACGGGCCGCCATCCTCGGCGAAGATCGCCGGATCGGCGACGCCCACCATCATGCCGCTGGCGGGCTTTGGATCGTCACGCTCGCGGTCGCGGATGCCCTCGGCCACCTGTTCCGCTGTCATCCGCAGCCCGACGTTCGGCTCGTTCGGCTTCATGCCATACCATTCGCGGTAACAGACGAGGCAGCCACGCGCGATGTCCGGGAGCGAGCCGTCGCTGACCGCCCACCAATGGCAGGCGAAGGGGCGCGCGCTGCCCCAGTCAAAGCTGCGGAACCGCGCCCAATGTTCTGGCAACGTGCGCGGCGCCATGATGTGACGGACAGCGCTGAACTCGGGAAAGAACGCCCCGGCGATGACGTTCCAGTCGCCCTCCAGCCACGCGCGCACCAGTTCCGGCGAACCGACGAGATGCA